GAACCACCTGTGGAATAAAGCCATATGTTCGAGCTACCTGTAACCCTGACGCTGACAGCTGGGTTGCAAAGTTTATCGAGTGGTGGATAGATCCGGATACTGGTTATCCCATTAAAGAACGTAGCGGTAAAATCCGATGGATGATACGTCGAAATGAGACCTTGTATTGGGCTGACACCATAGAAGAACTATGGGAACGCTTTGAACTAAAAACTCAGGAAGAGAAGCAAGAACCAAAATCTGTCACATTTATTATGAGCACACTGTATGACAATCAAATCCTGATGAAACAGGATCCGTCGTACATTTCCAACCTGAAAGCTTTGTCAGTGGTTGAGCGCGAACGCTTGCTTTATGGTAACTGGAAAATCAAACCTGCCGCTGGCCTCTATTTCAAGAGAAGCCAGATCGGTCAGATGTTGACCATGATACCAAACGACGTTGTGCGTTGGGTAAGGGCGTGGGATCTCGCTGCTACCGCAGAAGGGGAAGGAGGCGAACCTGCCTACACTGCTGGTGTCCTTATGGGTAAACGAAAGAATGGTCGGTATATTGTGGCTGATGTCATCAACGTAAGGCAAACAGCTGCAGATGTCAGAAAGACTATTAAGTTTACTGCTATGAGCGATATTGCAAAATATAAGCGAGTAAAGATTAGGTTGCCTCAAGACCCTGGACAGGCTGGCAAGGATCAAGCTCAGAGCTATATTAAGTACTTGGCCGGATTTGACGTTACCGCTATACCTGAATCTGGAAGCAAGGAAGTTCGTGCAGAACCTATGGCTGCGCAGTGGCAGGCTGGTAATTTTGATGTTCTGATAGCAGATTGGAACGAAGCTTATTTTAACCAGCTTGAGAGCTTTCCAATGAGTAAATTCAAAGATATGGTGGATGCAGGTAGTTCTGCTTTTTCCCAGTTGGAACTTAAAAAGACATTTGATATAACTAGCTTACTATAGTCGTTGAAAACAAGAGATTAAGAACAGGAGGAGTGAGATGTTCCGTGCAGATAGTCTTTCGGATGTAATTTGGCAGTATGGGGCACAATACGTTGATACTCCGAGTGGCCTTGTTGTCCCAGACTATGATCTGGCCGAAAAGTACCAGTATAACGGCCTTTTCAGCAAGATCATCGACCGGCCAGCCGAGGAAGCTCTCAAGCATGGGATGAAGTACAATGTGGGCGATCCCCAGCTGGAGGAATTTTTGGATGACGCTCTCGACCGTCTGGATTGGGAAGACAAGGCAACTACCGCTATCCGCTGGGCGAGGCTGTTCGGCGGCTCCATCATCGTTATGCTTCTGGACGATGGCGGCGGACTGGAAGAGCCGGTGAACTGGCAGGACGTCCGATCAGTGGAGGAGCTGCTGGTCTACGAGCGCGCAGTGGTACAGCCAGACCCAGACACCTACCGAACCGGGAAAGCAGAATATTTCGATGTATCCAGCACCTACGGCGGCACTTTTCGAGTGCATCGCAGCAGGTGCTTAGTTTTTAAAAACGGCAGTTTGCCGGAGTACGGGGCAGCACAGCAGTATTATTACTGGGGATTGCCGGAGTATATCCGTATCCACAAGGATTTGTCCCGGGCGCTCAAAACACACACCAATGCCGCCAACATGATTGAAAAAAGTGTGCAGCCAGTCTATAAAATGATGGGGCTTCAAGATACCCTCGCCGCCGAGGGCGGGGACACAGCGGTGCTCAAGCGGCTCAATGTGATCGACCAGGCGCGCGGGATGCTCAATTCCATCGCAGTGGATATGGACGGTGAGGACTACGATTTCAAAACCTTCCAGATGACCGGAGCGAAGGAAATTTTGGAAAGTACCTGCAACCTCTTATCGGCAGTTACCTGCATCCCACAAACCATCCTGTTTGGGCGTTCCCCCGCCGGCGAAAATGCAACCGGTGAGAGCGATTTGGAAAACTACTACAATTTTGTGGAGGGTATCCAAAAGCGGATGCTCAAGAAAAATATCCGCACCCTGATAAAAGCGATTGTGCAGGCAGGGGTTTATGATGGAAGCATCGAGAACCCGGGAAATATCAAACCAACCTTCAAGCCGTTATGGAGCTTGAGTGAGACGGAAAAGGCAACCGTAGAGCTTACCAAAGCCCAGCGGGCACAGGTAGCGGCACAAACGGCACAGCTCTACATAGATATGCAGGCGATACAGCCCGAGGAAGTGCGTCAGGCGCTTGCCAAAGACGAGCAGGTGGACGTTGAAAGTATTCTCGATAATCAGACGGAAAACCCGCAGGACGACGGCTGGGCGGCGCTGCTGGAAGGACTACGAGCAAACGATAATCCAGCTTTGGAACCCACTGGACAACCAGGGCGGCAAGGTGGTATAATAAAATCAGAAGCTGCCGAGGACGTCATCGCCAAGGATGTCATCGCCGAGGATGGCGGGGAGGGCAGCGGAAATTTTAACCATGAGGGTCGCCCGGGAAAGGTCGGCGGTTCGGGAGAGGGCGGAGGCTCTTCTTCCAAATCGGAATCAAAGGAAAAACCGAAAGAATCTCAACGGGAAAGGTCCTCAAACCGAAAAAAAGAAAAACAAAATAAGCAAGGCGAACAACCGTCACAGCAACAGGGAACCTCGGAGAACAGTCAGCCCAAGCAAGCCGAAGGAAGCTCTGAACACGGGCAAAGAGAAAGCGCGCCGCAGCCGGCAGAGAGCAGGAAACTGCCCTCCGACAGTATGCCGACCAAAAACTATATTACCTCGGACGGAAGATTGGACGTTCAAAAGCTGCAAGACGATTACCAAGCGTTCACCCAACAGATGGATGCGCCGTGTCAGGCATACTTGCAGACCATGATGCAGGCAGTGGAGTTTAAATCGGCGAAATTGCCGGAAAGCTCACCGTTTGGCTATTCTCCGTCAAAGGACGCTTTCTATTACGATACATCAAGGAAATCTTTCCATGATATTGATTTGTCGATTGTTACCACGCACGAACTTTCCCACAGAATTGATAAGCTGTTTCTCAATGTGGAAAGTGATACAAATTTTGTAGAAAAGGTAAAAGGTGCAAAACAGACGATTGATTCCGACCCGAAGAAGTTTCAACAATTCTGTATTGATAACGATAAGGAAGGATTTTTATCTGATATTTGCAGCGCAGTTTCGGAGGGCAGATATAGGTTTCCACAAGAACATTCAGAGGAATATTGGAAGAGGAAAGGAATCAAAGAAAGTGAAATTTTCGCTAACTTCTATTCCTTAGTTGCTTTCAAAGATACCCAGAAGTTGGATTTTCTTCGTGAAAAGTTACCGGAGATATCTAATATTTGTGACAGTTATCTTCGTCAATTACATGGGGGAGAAATCTAAATGTATGTAGCAGCAGTCGATTCCGAAATTTTAAGAAGTGCTGAAATGTGGGAGTTGTGGGAACAGTATGAAAAAAAATTCGGAGAACGTTTCATGCCTTTCAATTATGCTGACTTTGACCGAATCGGAGATAAATGTGCAGCACAGGTATACAAGGAAGAAGTGGAAAAATGCCTGAGAGAAGGCAAACCAACCTCCATTGTTTCCAAATGGTGCGGACCGAATGACATTATCGGTCATTAAAACAGAACAGATTTTTATTAAGGACGATGCTTTTAGCACCGTCCTTTTTTGTACCGTTTTTTAGAAAAGAGGTGAAACTTGTGAATGACCTTGCGTACCGAACTGCCTTGCAGGAGAAAATCCAGAAGAAATTCTACGGGCACGATACCTTGAAATCAAAGTATGTGCCGCCCTATGCAATCTCTGCGGAAAGGCAATATTCGCAGGCAGTTGCGAATTTGTACCGCCGCTACAACAAGGTAGTGCTTCGTTGGATGCCGAAGATTATCAAGGCAATCAAGCAGGACCGAGACAAGCGGATGCGCACCGATGATGTTGTTGGATTGATGCAGTTGATTGACCTGTATCTTACCAAAATGATGAATGACCTGAAAACCGAGGAGGAGCAGGAGGAAGACGGCTCCAATTTGGAAGAACAAATCAAAGCCGCCGCTTACCTTATCCGAGGTGTTGTGAATCAGGGATGGAGCAAGGCGGTGGAGCGAACGCTGGGAGTAAAAATCCTTTCGGGATATTACGACGAAACATTCTACAAGGAACTGCTGGAACAGTGGTTTCGGGAAAATATGGGGATGATTTCCTCAATCCCCCAGGAGCTTGTCCAGCAGATTCGGGATACCCTTTGGGAGGATATTACCCAAAATGTCGCTACAGACCAGATGGTAAAGCACATCCAGCATACCTGCCAAGTCAGCGAGAGCCGCGCGAAGTTTATTGCCCGAGACCAGGTAGGCAAGCTGCAGGCACAGCTTACAAGGCAACAGCAGACGGATGCAGGTGTCCGGGAGTACATTTGGTCCTCCAAAAAGGATTCCAAGGTGCGCCATCAGCACAGGAAGCTCAACGGGAACAAATTCTCGTGGGATTCCCCGCCGCTCTCGGACCCAAGGACAGGGCGGCATTGCCATCCTGGGGAGGACTACGGGTGCCGGTGCACTGCAATCCCGGTATTTCCTCGAAATGTTGTTGTGCCGTATGAGAAAAAGGAGTAGCAATGGAACAAAGATTTGATAGCATCCCTCTGAGCGATACCTATTTCACGCCAGAGGGATATTTGATTGATAACCCCATTCTGACAAGGGTGGGGATTTTTGAGTATCACAATCCAGATGGCACTATCCGCAGGGAACTGCGGTTGCCGGAGGAAGTTTTTGCGCAGGAGAGCCTTGCAAGCTACAAGGGCAAGCCGGTGATCCTGACCCATGAGGCTGGCATGATCGACAGCGACAATGTGCAGCAGGAACAGATCGGAACCATCCTCTCAGAAGGAACGCAGGACGGCGATAACGTCCGTGCGCAGATCATCATCCACGATGCGCGCAAGCTGGATTACGGGCTGCGGGAGCTCTCGCTGGGGTACAGCCTCGATTTGGAGGAAGTCCCAGGGGAGTGGCAGGGGCAGCCCTATGACGCTATACAGCGCAACATCCGCGTTAACCACCTGGCTCTGGTCGAAAAGGCTCGGGCAGGGGATAGCGCCCGTCTGAACATTGACGGGGAAGATACACAAGAAGAAAAAGGAGGAAACACCATGTCCAAACGAAAAGACGGCCTGACACCTGAGGAGATCGCCCAGCTGGTGGAAGAGTATAAAAAACGCAAAGAGCAGCGCATGCTCAATAACCAGCCAGCATCTGATTCCGAAGGGGAGGAAAATACCCAGGAAAATCAGGATGAGGGCGAAGAAACCGCTGCTGATCCTGTGCAGGAGGTCAAGGAAAACCGCGACCGCCGTGACGCAGCCGGAGACTGTGAGACGATGGATGAGGCCAACGGGATGATTGCCCAGCAGGATGCCGACATCCAGAAGCTGCTGGACTTCATCGCGCAGCTGCAGGCAAAGATCGACTTCGACGAAGCGTCCGGAGAAAAGGAAACCAACTCTGACGAGGAGGGTGCTTCGCAACCGGAAGCTGCTCCAGCGGAGGAAAAGAAAGAGGAATCGGTCAACATGGACAGCATCGATGCCTACATCAGCCAGAAGATCGAGCTGATCCGTCTGGGCGACAAGCTCCACATGGACGGCATCGACACCATGAAGCC